TCTTGCGTTCATTAATCGTCATAATCTCAGGCTTACCATCATCGCCAATGATTCGCATGGCTCTTTCGGTGTCATAAATATGAGGGATTAAATCAAGGATTATTCTACCGACTTGTCGAATACTGCGAGTTAAATTGTCGTAGTAATGCATATTAGTCATATCAGCCTGCATCTGCTGACCTTGAATGGCCTTGCCTGACTGAATACCTTGTGGTAACTGATTCGGATCGTAAATACCAATAACTGCTTGTAAATCTAAATTCATTGACTGCATTGCAGCCATTACTCCAGTTGGTGGTTGCTCTGGTGATTGTCTTACTGGTGGTGGAGCTGGTCTGCCATCGATGTCTGTCTGCTTGTAACGTAAATAAGGCTTACTTGCATTGTTCGCCTCAGCCCATTCTTGCTCATGTCCTTCGTCTTGTCCTTCAGCCAATATCCATTTTGCTTTAGGTGCAAGTGCTACTGTTTCAGTCAGAGCAGTTGACCAATAGTTATACATCCTTTGCGGATCTTTGGCCATGCGAACTAAACCAAACCGCTTATGTTTGCCTTGAACTATGGTGCTTTGACCATATACAGGGATAATTGGAATATATCGACCTGCCCATTCGCCCTCTTCAAGCACTTGCATTGCAGTTACTTTAGCCCATTTAATCTTTTTACGAATAGTTGATCGTTGATTAATGACTTCAACACCTAATTTTTCCATTAACTTTTCATCGACTTCATCAGCGTAAATGCTTGAGCCATCACTTAACTGTAATAATTCAACAGATTCTCTGACTGTGTACCAATACTCAGCAATTCTAATTTCTTCTTTTTGTACCCAATCACCCATCACATCGCCAGTACCACGACTAACAAAACCTTGGTCTATTTCAGCATCAGGATACATTGCACTAAATGATTTCTTACTCATTAAGGTAGTGATAAGGCAGCGCTCAGCATCTGATCCATCAGCCATAATGGAATTGGGATCAAAATACACAGTAAAAGGATTTTCAATTGGTCGAATATAAATTTCTTGGTCAAAGCTATCATCCTTTACATAATCGGTATGGACTCGGATATATCCCCAGCCCATGCGAACCGCATAATCGACTGCATTAATATAAGCCTGGTCAGCGTCAGACTGCAATTCAATGTGTCTGCAAATGCCTGTAATAATCTGCGCCTGCTTCTCATCTGTTTGAGTATTCATGCCATGCGCTTTAATTCTAGGTCGTTGCTCACGAATCTGATTCACAATTTGCCGGCAATACGCATCGACTTTATTAATGGTCAAGCATGGTCTGGCTTCTAATAAACGACTGTTCTGCACATCCACAGGCCATTGATCGCCATTGCTAAAAAGCACATCATCTAAAGCCTCAGCACGATTATTGGAGTCCACATCATTCACTTGACGTAAAAACTCCATTGCTTGATAGATTCTGTCATCTTGCTCAATGATTTCTTCGGCCATAATTTACCCTTGTAATTTTTGCAATTTTAACTCATCCATGAGCCACGTTCAATATTAACTGGTCTTTTTACTGTTTTCTTTGGCTCATTTACTAAAAGACCTAGCATCCTAAATGCATCTGCACCATGGGAATATTGGTCATGCAATGGTTTCTGTGACCATGCACCACTCTCATCGACATCATACCGATAGTGTCTAAGACATTGCAGGCCATCGCCACAGTTCTCACGATCAAACACGCATTTATTAAAAATAGTTCTGGCTGCGTTGATGGAGTCAGTCACCGGCACTCTTGGCAATATCTGAACTTTGTACCCAGCACTACGCACAATTTCCTCAATCGATCGCCCTGAGCCTAAACTTTTAGCAGCTGCATCATGTGGCAGCCACAGCGTATCAAAGTGATAACCAAACTTTTGCATCTCAGCCAAATACCAACTAATCGTCTGTTGATTGGCCTGCATATATCGAATTAATCGGATTTCTAAACCAATAAACTGCACAAACCAAATGGCAGTATGATCAGCCCAGCCAAGGTCAAAGACTGCATGAACTGGCTTAATGGCATCGTATGGCACCCTGGTGATTCTGTTCTCCATCTCAGCCTGTTGCATCTCCTTGGCAAAAATAGCACCATCAACAGTAACTCGGCACATTCCTTCCCAGACTGTATTGTAGGACTCAGGATCGCGATTCTTTAAAGATATACGCTCAAGGTTCAATGTTTCCGGAAACCAAGGATTATCGGACCAATTAATCTTTTGGATAATTGCGTTCTCAGGTGGATGCATCACAAAACGCTGATAAGTTTCATCGGTTTCCAGCTCTGGATTGAATGAAACCCATATTTCAGAGTTTTCTTTACGAATGGTTGGAATCAATATATTCCATGAGGATTTGGTCACAGACTGTGCTTCCTCTATCCAGCAATAGTCCACACCTTCGTAAGATTTGATATTGGCAGTATTGTTTTTCAGGCCTACAAAACTAAACTCTGTACCATTCTTGCCCTTAATATTGGCTTGTAGAATTTCATAAAAGGAGTTTAATCCCAACAATTCAATCTGATCACTTAATAATTTATGCACCGAATCACGCATCGATGTCATGTATTCCCTGGCACATAAAATGCGAATAGGTGACTTAGCACCTAAAATAAGTAATGCTTTAGCTACTGAATGGGATTTTCCTGCACCACGTCCACCCCAGTAAACCTTGTAACGTGATTTGTCGAACAAGGTCGACATCTTAAATGGGAATTCAGCCTTAGCAATTGCTCCATCAACTTCACTCATTTGGCTTTACAAATGCAACGTGAATACTGTTAACTACTTGGCCATCGGTTGTGATATCTGTAGACTGGATAGCCTTACCATCGACACGATCCATGACAGTATTTACTGCCCATGCCTCGCCTTCTTGTGCTTTCTCAAGCAAGGCATCAACAATTTTAGCCAATTTGTGCGGATTCTGTGTAAGTTCTAAACGCAAACGATCATAGAACAACTTATTTTTTGTTCCATTTTTGTTGCCTAGCATTGCTTCAGCTATTTTTGCGTTTTTATCTGAGGCAGTTTCCATGTCTTTGATTTTTAAAAATTAATGGTTAAGCTACTGGTTCTTCAGCCGGAACAAATTGAACTTGAATTTCATCCGTTGTAGACTCTTGTTTTTCCTCAACATTTTGAGGCTGAGGAGGCTGCGGTGCTACCTGTTTATTAACATGAGCTTGAATGTATTCAATAAGTCCTCTTGCATATTTATGAGGAACTTCATCCAAATACTTCATCATTTCGTTGATTTGATCGATGTGAAAATTAATAATCATTTCTTTTTACCTTTCTTTGCTTCACGTTGGACATTGAGTGCAATGGCTACTGCTTGTTTCTGTGGTTTACCTGCTTCTATCTCTTTTTTGATGTTTTTAGGCACAACTTTTTCTGATTTAGATTTAATTAATGGCATTTACATTCTCCTGTTCAAAGCAAATATCCGACCAACTCATAACCAGATAACGCTCATTGTTTTCAAAGTATTCAGTATATTTTAAATATTCGTCTTTGCCCATTGTGCCAAATCTGACAAATGATCCGACTAAAACCGGCATTTCTTCTCTACGACCATTGGGTAATTTCTTGCCTGGTCCGACTGCGACCACAGTTCCCATGTTGTCTTTCTCATCCATAATCACATGAATCAAAGACGATTTAACTCGTTCAATGGGTTTGACTACAATTTTATCGTGTAAAGGTTTAAGCAACATTTCTTTTGGGCCTTCCTGCTTTTGGCTTCATGGCAGCGACTTCTGCTTGGATAGATTCTTTGGTCACTGCTTGAACGATGTTGTCCAGAGCGCCAAATGTTGAACTTTGAGCGTATTCGCCACAAGTATCATTGAAATGCCTATTTTGATAGGTAGGATACCTTCTGCACGAACCTAATATGTTTTGAGGTTCACTGAAATGTTTACATGATTTACAACAGTTTTTATAATCATTGTCAGACATTAAATAATTATCCTATTTGATGTTAGAAACCCCTAACACTCTACAAAGTTTTAGGGGTTTTGTTTATTTAGTCTTGTGGATGAGCAATACGCTTGTGATTGTAAACTACTTTTTCAGAGCTTCCACCCTTCATTTCGCCTAACATACCATCGTTTTTACCCATGTGACTAGCATCTCTTGCACCAATGCCATCAGCCTTGCCCATTGCAACGCCACCAACTAATTTGGCTCTGCGCTCACCTGATGTATCTGATGCAGTTGCACCTTTAGGAATCATTTCGCCTGATTCGCCTTTAGTACCTTTAGTGCTGTTTGGACCAGATTCTGATCCCTTTTTCATGCCTGTTTTGTCGCTAGATACTACACCTTTAGGCATTTTTTCGCCACTTGCTGGTTTACCATAATTCATTTTTAATTTTCCTTTGCAAAGAAATCTCACCATGAGATGACTCATTTTATAACAAAACTTTTATTTTGTGGGAAACAAAATTTAATCCCAAAATATTTCTTCAACAACAACTTTTTTTTCTTGATACTTGGTGCATCGATTTTTTAAATCTGGAGTCCACCAAGGATCACCAGCCTTGCATTGCCCTTTCCAAGTTTTGTATTCACCATTGGCCAATTCATTCGGCATTGACACACAATTTTTGCAATAAACTCGATCATCCATTTTCTTCTCCGTTTTAAGTGATTTTTAGGGGGTGACACACTAGGCACACTGAACACACTTTTCTATATACTTTCCACAATATGTATATTTACCCTAAAATACCTATATTTTTAATATTAATAATAAATATATAAAAAGGTGTGTCAGGTGTGTCAACATATTGATTGATAAAATATTTTTTTTAAAAAAGGTGAGTCATTAAAGTATGTCGTTTTTTAAAAGGTATGTCATTTTTTGACTAGAAAAAAGACACACCATTTTTGAAAGGTGTGTCATTTTTGAGCTTTTTGCCACACCATCGTTCTTGCCGATCCAATTCTTTTTTTGTCATATCCAAGGTGTTTTAGCATTCTTGCCACTGCCATTTGCTCTCCTTTTGTTGCCTTATGAAATGGATTATCTTGGATGGCTTTGCATACTTCTCCGATGCGATATGACTCTTGATAATTCAAACTTAAGTAGTTCATAATCTGTTCTTGGAGTATTTCATCGATAACTGAATAGGTATCATTCACCTCTTTTTGATACTTCTCAGCATCCCTAAATAAGACTCCAGACTTCCTAAAAAGTTCAATGGACTCTGCCCAAATCTGATTTCTGTCGGCAATTAATGCCTCAATATTAGCTTGATTGACAACATCGAGTGGCAGCCACCTTCGATTATTTTCGCCAATACTTAAGAACTCATCATTGTTTGATGTGCCAATAAATGCACATCGCCTGGGGATTCTGACATTCAATTTAGCAAATGGTGGCCGATATTCCTCCACTTGTCTTACTACCCATGCCTTAATCATTTCTGCCTCTTTGGACCTTAATCCTTGCAATTCTGCAAGCTCGCCAATGAGTTTTCCATTGAGAAGCATTTTGCTATCTTTATGATGAATATCTGAAAAATTAAGCTCTGCGTAAGTGTCTTGTATTGGTGCTAGGGCATTCACTGCGGATGACTTCCTCATGCCTTCTTTACCAATTAAAACTATCACCATGTCGGCTTTTATGCCAGGCACAAGTAATCTGCCGGCCATTGCTGTGGAGAAATATTGCGAATAAGCCATTTCTCGATGAGATTGCTCAACACCAAAATAATTACTAAAAAGATGATCAATTCGGCTGATGCCATCCCACTTCAGAGAATTAGCCCAGTCGATCGCTGAATCGAATCGTTGATCGTGAGCCACTTTATAGACGCAATCTGCTAAATTGGTCTTGGATGGAGTTGCAAAGCCATGTTTTTCAAGCTGGATGGATAAACTGAAGAAGTCGGTTTCTCGGATTGCCCTAAACTCGTTTTTGTCGTAGAGCATAATCTGCTGGGTAAACTCATCATATTTGAGTTGTAATTGATTTAAGGCAGCATAGAGATTATCGTTTGTATTAGTAATCTGCCCTTTCTTTGTCATTTCTAAATTAGTAATATCAAATTGCAGGCAATCAATATCTTGGATTACTTCACCATCAGCATTGACTTGAAAATCTTGATTCGGCAAAGAGATCTTAGGTAAAAACTCATAATTCGATACGGTCTTTAGAATCGTTGCCCTGATTTCATGCTCAGTAAGTGGTGGCTTACATACTCGATTATTCTCCTCCAAAATGGCCTGTAGTAATATATATTCGCTAGAAATAACATTTCTTGCCTTCGATGCAAACTTAAATAAATAGTTATTTCGGTTCGTATCTACATAAAACTCTTGATTACTATTCGGTGCTGGAATGGCTGCCACTACTTGCTGTGGTTTAATCTGATTCGCCAAACTATTAAAGTTCGGCATCTTTTGGATGCCCTTATCCTTAATTACATCTCCAGTAATGGTTAAGTATCTGCCGGTTGAGTACATCTCCACCTGTAAGGTATTAAATGAGCCATTGATGCCCTTTGTGAGCGGTTCTGCGTAACCTAATGCCCTTAGACCTTTGCGACTTGGAGAATACTCACAGTAACTTGGCTGGAGCTTTTTAAGAAAGTCGATTGCCTCTGGTGAGATTGTTCCTTTCTCATCTACGCAGTTATCAAGGTCCACACCGACTAGGCCATCATTATTGAGAACAAAGCCAATACCAGCTCGATCGCCTTCCTCAAATGAGGTTAATGCCTTCTCAAAAGATGACCAGGTATCCGGATCATTGGACTTACCATACTGATCTAATAAGTTTGGATCATAAAGAACCTTCCGAGGTTTATCGCCATTATTCGCGACTGCCTTCCATGTCACCCACCTTGGAATATCCTTTAAAACTTGTGGGATTCTATCTGGATTGGGTAGGTAATAGGTATATCCATCAACAGTTATCGATGGTTTTTGCTGTAGATTTATGTTATTATTCATATAGGTGAGAAGTAAAGTTTAGGAAAAGAAAGCCATGATTGAGAGTCATGGCTTTTTACTTTAAGGATTTAGTTTAGCATTATTTTTATCGTCTATTCTCCCTAAAAATAATATTCATTATTTAGACCTCTTTAATGATGGTGCTGACAAGGTTTCATCAATCAGATCAGCCGGCACATCAAAGCCAGACTTCTTAAGTGCAGTAATGGATTTCAATTCAAAAATAGCTGGGTTACTATTAAATAACTCAATGACTGCCTGTGCATCCTTAATCTTTTGCATCTTCCGACCTTTAGACATGGACCAGCCAGCCACGAAGCCACCAGTATTCATTATGTCCTTAGCTGCCTCTCTTACTGCATCAATCCATGTTTCTAAGAGTTCAGCAGTATCAAGCAGTTCCGGTAAATCAGCCAAATGCTCTTCCGGCTTAAATTCCTGTTTAGCCACTTCAATTGCTTTATCTTTAATCGATGGGCAAGTAATTCGAGCTGGGCAATACTTGCATTGTTCGTAACCTGGTGTCGGATCTTGGAATGGATCTTCAGCCTTTTCTGCAAGTGCTTTTAATTCAATTTCAAATGCCACCATGTCATCATAAGAATATTGTGCCGGCAGCTGCTGGGCATAATGCGGTTGAAAGATGTGAGCATAAATAGTTACATATGGCCTACCTAATTTAATCCAGGCACCCAGAGCATAGGTTTTTAATTGAATTGAATTGGTCTTAACCACTCCTCTGCCGGTTTTCAAATCAACAATATGTAATTCTTGATCAGTGGTAATAATCGCATCACCAGTGCCACCTAAAAGAGGATGCACAGTCTTTAATGGTTCTGTTAAATTAACTTCTAATGAGGCTTCACCATCTTTTGTTGAATACAAAATTCCTTCAACATAATCAATGTAATCTTTTGCCCATTGTAAGCCTTCTTGATCGTCTGTAATAACTTTTATTTTTTTCCAAAGGTTTTCAGCCATTTCATGAATCCGAGTGCCTCGTTCAGCTGCTGGATTGGATTTATTGGGGATGCCAATACTCATACGATATGAGGCTGGGCAAAGTGCAATGCGAGGTAAAGAGCTTGCTGAGAGTGGTGAGTGGTGAGCCATGATTATTCGTATTCCTGTTCGATTTGATAGATTGGATTCATATACAGCTTTGGGTTATTAAAATTTGGTAATGCTAGTTCTGGCCTTAAATCTTCCGGCTTAATTCTGCCTTCCGTTAATTCTTCAATCTTCTTTAGGTATCTTGTAGGCACTCGGTCCAGCTTGGCCCACATATAGACTGATTGCACCGATACATTCAAATCGATGGCAACAGCTTTGGCAGTTCCAAACTCCAACAATAATTTATTAAAGTTTCTAGGTTGTTTCATGTAATTCCTTTCTTTAGAAATTACAGTTTAGCATTTAATTTTAAATAATTACAAAATATTTATTAAAAAAGTATTGTTTTGTTATAAAAAGTAGTTTAAAGTTACTTCATGCAGTTAAATTTAATTAGAGAAAAGGAAGAGAAATGAAAACACCATTAATTGATTACTTCATCGTAATAGTTTTCGGAATTGCTTTAGGTTATGGCTTAGCAGTTTGGTTTACCGGTTATTAATTAGTACCAGTCCGGAGCATCTGGATAAAATGCTCCAATTTTGTGAAAAGAGTGAAAAATGAAAGTAGTTACCAACAAAGTTCGTGCATCCTATTTAGCCTGGCATACTCCAAGAGAAGGCCTTGATGGCAAGATGTCTTACTCAGTAGAGTTGTTGATTCCAAAGACTGATGTCGATGGCATTACCAAAATCAAGGCAGCCATGAAAGCAGCACTCGAAAAGAAGTTCGGAGATCTCTCCAAAGTAAAAGGACTTAAAAATCCTCTTAAAGATGGTGATGGCAATAAACAAGATGGCACTCCACATTCTGAGGAATATCATGGCCATTTCTATCTACGTTGTAAATCCACAGAGAAGCCTGGAGTAATTGATTTGAAAGGCAAAGAGATAATCAACAGCACAGAATTTGTGTCTGGTGACTATTGCAGAGCCTCCATTATGGCATCAGCCTATGATTCCAACATGGCCAAGGGAGTTACCTTTTACCTAAACAATCTTCAGAAAGTTGCTGATGGTGAGGCATTAGGTGGTGGTAAGACCACTGCTGCGGAGGACTTTGGAGTTCAAAATAGTGCTAACGCTGATTTTAGCGATACACCGGCTCAAAATAGTGAAATCCCATTCTGAGGTAACTCTTGATTGGTTGCTGGAGGATTATAAATATAGTCCTCCAGCAGTTAGCCTATTTCCTAAAGAATGGACCATCTTTGATATTGATGATTCCGACTTTAAGACTGCCAAGGTAAAAATGGACAGTAAGGCCGATAAAGAAAAGAAAGCCAAAATGAAAAAACAAATTAAAGCACTAAAGGAAATGAAGAAATGATTTCTTATATGTTATTCCCAGCACCACCTAGCAACAATGTTTACTATCGCAGATCTGGCCATCATATGCACATCAGTGCCAAAGGAAAGCAATACAAACAAAAAGTTTGTGAAATAGTTGCAACATATCATCCAATAAAATTTGGTTGTGCTCCTTTAAAGGTACATATTGATTACCATCCAGCCACGCGCAGAAAAGATGATTTAGATAATCGATTTAAAGCTATTTTGGATTCATTGACTGCTGCCGGTGTTTGGGATGACGATTCACAGATTGATGAGCTGAGCATTTTAAGAAAGCCAGTAATGAAAGGTGGAAAGATTGTTGTAACTGTCGAGGCCATTCATGGATGATTACCAAGTTTCAATCTTTGGTAAAGATTGCCTAGTATCGTTCAAGAATGAACCAGACCTAGAATCCATTGATGTAGTGCGAGAAATATTAAATAATTTAACAGATCAAATAATTAAGGAGCAATTAAATGGTAATCAATCTTAAAGTAGTACAAAAAGATTATTTAGGATGGGTAGTTGAGTTCCCACCCACTTTTGATGCATTAAAGCCACAGCAGAAATTGGATTTAATCCAAGATGCGTTATACGACCTTAATGTTAAGTTTAAGGATGTAAATGAAAACTATTAATAAATTAAATTTAGATTTAGTTGCAACTTTTCCAATGATTGCACAAGAGCTTGGAGAAAATGAAAGTGCTGTTTTTGAATGTTATAAAAGAGCTTTAGTTAAGCTGCAAGTAGCACTTCGGAGAAAAGGTTATCAGCTGGATGATTTCTTTGGGTATGTAAAAAATGAACATTAATGGAGCAAAATATATGAAAGCATTTCCACATGAAGAAAAAGTAATTAATCCTTTAACTGACAATTTAATGATTATTAAACATCCAGGCATGGATCTAATAGATTATTTTGCTGCTAAAGCAATGCAAGGATTATTGGCAACAATACCTTATGAAAATAGTTGTATTCCTGATTATGAAATTGCGGAACAATCTTATAAAATTGCTGCCGCAATGATGGAGGCTAGAAAGAAATGAATCAATTAACTTTAAGCGAGTGGATTAGCATTGACGATCAGCTACCAAAAGTTGCCGAAGATGTCATTGTTTTTAGTGAAGATAAATATCAAATTGATATTGGA